CTTTTCAATCTTGCCAACAAGCATGGCGTAACCCTCACCGGCAAAGCTGCCCCTGTTGGATCAACAGGGTTGAGCAAGACAGAACTGAAACGCTGGTATCGGGGTCTCGGGTGGACTTTTGACCGGAACTCAAACGGCGTGTGGGAGCCTAAAAAGAAGGAGGTGGTGTGATGATGCTTTTGCGCGAAAAAATTGTTTTCCAGTACGAGGCGATTGCCTGTCGTTTTACCAACTCAGCCCCAGTGCTGGTCACCGGGCAAGTGTCAGTTCAGTGTAACGACAACCTGCTCTGGGCAATCCAAGCCGACTGCATGAATCACCACGAAAACGTGGACTGGGAGAGCCTGTCTGTTTCGGAGGTGCCGTGTGGTGACTGAGGACCAGATCAAGAAATTTCTTGATGACCACCCAGACCTCAAGATCGATACCCTGTATCGGATGATCGACGGTGACCGGCGCGACAGAAGGCGGGGCAACGTGCCTCGCCGACAGATGGCGCTCGAGAAAGCCGAGTATGCAGACAAAGCTGAAAGCTTGAGGGTTGGTGAAGGAATCAAAACATCGACTCGAGCTGAATGCGTTGGCATCATCCGAGCATTGGATCGTCAAGGGCGCATGGGGTGCCAGCGAACCATCGACAAGGAACTGTGGGCATGGCGGATCAGATGACAACCAATCAGGAGTTCAGGCAACTAAAGGAGCAGCACGGTTTGACCGTTACTCAGTGCGCGTTGATGCTCGAGTGTACCGAGGAGGCGATCAAAAGCTGGCTTAAAAGCCCAACCGTCACCAGCCACCGGAAGACTCCACCGATGGCGCTCAAGCTATTCAAACTGGTGCTGAATTCGCAAACGGACGAAGGACATCCTTCGGAATAAGAAAAACCATCTTAGGGTGCCGGTCATCAGGTCCGTGGATCTGAACCGGCTTTACCCCTGACAGCATCACCGCCCTTAGCAAACCCGCTCGACTAAACCACATCTCTTCATCTACCAGATCAAACAACCAGTGTGTTGCCTCGCTGGTAAGTATCCCGCTGGGTTTCATGTGGTGATACTCGACCACAACATTGCCGGTATCTTGTGATCGCGGGTCGTACTTCACCTCGATGGTGACGTTCAATTCCGGTACAGCAAGGTCAAACCGACTGTCCTTGCCAAAGGTCTGGTAGGTCTCGCGAAAAGCCACCAGCATTTTGTCCAACCATTCGCGCTCGATCTTGTTGCCGATTTCCAGATCGTCGGCTAGCGTCACTGACGCGACTCCCACAGCGCCATGATTCCATCTTCCACGAACTTTCGGAGGTTCGGTGTAGGTGTATCTTTGGGGATACTATCGAGCGCCTCGCGACGATCCAGCTTGGTTGGCAAATCAAGAATGGCAGCAGGAAGGAAAAACGCCACGGTGCTTTCACCGGCATCCCACCACTCTTTGGGCAGCTCCCGCTTGATCTCAGCGATGACCGTTGGGTAGTGAGTTTTTTTCGCCGCCCGTTCACAAATCCGGTGGAGCTGCTGGAAATTTCTAATAGCCATCGTCAAGCTCCCACATCTCAATGATGTGATCGTCGCAGTTATCGCATTGGTAACAGGCATCCCACCCAGGCGAGTACCTATCGCCATGCTCCGCTGGGATGTAGGTATGCGGAGTGTCGGTGTCGCAGACCTTGCAGAAATAGAACCGTGTGTCCTCCTCAAACCTCATCGATCAGCTCTTCACGCATGATCATGACCGCCGTGTCCCAGTCCGTTGTGGCGGTGTAATTTTTTTCTCGTGGGTAGTCGCCTAAAAGCGACAAAGGGAACTTCACCTTGATCGGACGACGATCAAACTTCCACACCAGCACAGGGATGCGACCCATATGCTCACCGGCTCGCCATGCTTGCTCCCACCACGCTTCCGGCGGATCAAATTTACAGGCATATCGTTTGCATTCGATCACGAATGGATCGAGGTCGATGTCACCCAGCTCACCCTCTCGGTACTGATCCAGAATGCGAGAGCAATCAACGCCCAACTCATCCTTGAGTTTGTTGACGATGTCGCGCTCGAACTGATGACCTTTGCGTCGGGCTGATGCGCTCAAGAGTCTTTCCTTGGGTCATCATCAACCGCGAACCGAAGCCACCACACAGCCTTCTTCAAATCTTCGTCGGGTGACTCGTGCTTGTTCATGCACCGAAACTGATACTTGAATGCGTTCACGATGGCGAAGTCTCTCACCATCTCCCAGCCAAACACCTGAACCATGACATCGATGCATTCGACATCACCTTGGTAGTGAGCTGGCTGGTGGACAGGATCGCTTTTTGATTCGTATTTGTTGTCAGGTATTGACTGATCAGCGAGCAAAGCCTTTGCTTGCTCAAAAAAATCAGACTTCTCAGCACCGTCCAAGTGTTCCTTCATCGCTCTCGTCCTCCTTGTGTTTCGATAACTGGTGTTCCATTCCTGCGGGGTCGCGTCATCAATCGAAGAACCCCTCTTGTTGGTTGTGGATTTGTCGGGCGACCCATTGGTGGATTTCGTGTTCGCTTCCATAACGCTCCTCAAACCTAGCTTTGTATGGGTGTCGGCTTGTGTAGACGTTTGTGTCTTCACCGCCACGATGGTGTTTCTGGCAGAGCGGGATCGTAAGAAGGTGAGAGCCTTCACGAACCTTGCCCTGTAGGTGGTGAACTTCAGCGGGAGACCAGATGCCCCACTCCCTGTGGCAGACGGCGCAACCGAATTCACTGATCGCATCCATCCACGCCCGTTCTTCCCTTGAGGGCGTATGGCTTTTCATGTCGCTGCTCCAAGTTGACCAGAACTTGGTTGACTCGCAGACCGTCACCCGCGATCAACCCCTCCAACTCATCCATGAAAAATTCATCCACAACCATCTCAATTGCTTTTGTCTCGAGCACTTCCAGCTCGATGTTGATCGTCAGCTTCATGCGCCGTAGACCCTGCGCTCTGCACGATGCGTTGCCATCTCTGTCTGCCACGTTTTAAAGGCGACCTCCGCAGCCATGAGATTCGCTTTAGCTGCTGCCAGAGATCCTTTTGCTGCGCCCCGCTCAATTCGTGCCATCTCCATTTCATCTTGGTTATCAGCCCAGCTCGTTTGAGCGGCTGCTGTTTTGCATTGGTGTTGAACCTGAGCTGTGAGCATCAGGCTCGCCATCGTTCTCTTTTCCTTGGCTTCCGCTACAGCGAGGTCAGCCTCAGCCTGAGCAACCTGTGATCCGGCATCGCGGATCGAGATCGCAAAATTTTCTTGGTTCAAAACAGTTTCTCCTTGGGCTTAGGCACATAGGCTTTGGGAATCGAGGGTCTGCGCTCGAGGTACTGACAGGAGCCTTCCTCGAAATCGAATCCGATTTTCCCCTCCCACATTCCGTGCCTGTTTTTCAGCACTTCGAGGTGGATGTCCCAGCTCTTGGCAATGTCATCGTTCACTGGTTCATTGAAGATCCGGCATGCTTCGAGGTGCTCTGCTTTGGGTTTGTTCTTCCAAACGGAGAACGCGCCATCGCACAGGTCCGAGATCGCGGAGCTGCCCTTGATGTCAAATTTTCCGGGGGCGCGGCTTTCGTTTTCTTGCTTGCGAGCATGAGCAACAAGGAAGATCGTGACGTTAAATTTCAGCTTGAACTGAACCAGCGCCTCTACGAATTTTTGCTGACCTTCATAGTCATCTTGGCGAACCATGTTTGTCAGACTGTCGATCACGAAGACGTTGATGCCGTAACGGCGATAGCCGTACTCAAAAGTGCGAAGCAGATCTGCTGGCTTGGGTGTCAGGTCATCAACAAACAGCCACAGGTTTGGAGCGAGCCAATCAAGCGCCCTCTTACGCCAATCTTTCTCAGGCTTCCTCACACCACAGGTCTGCATGAGCATTCGACCGAGTGTGTATCGAGGGGTCATCTCCATCGACGCAATCAACACTTTTCGGTCTTGAGTGATCGCATTCAGGCAGAGCTGGTTGAGCATCATGGACTTACCGCTGCCTGAGAACCCCGCTACCAACCACAGATCATGCTCACGGAACCGCACATCGTTCTCATCAAACTTCTCGAAGCCAGAGCGAAACCCACTGCTGTCGTTCTCCTTCGCATCAAAGAACGAATCCAACTCATCCTCAAACTCGACCACCGTTCTGAGCTGCTCCGGTGCCTGCCATTTCGCATCTTCATAGGATGACTTTAGAAGCTTTCGAGCCTCGTCATATCCACGCTCTTGGATCAGCTCGTTGATGTCCTTTGCGGGAAACCGCACACGAAACGCTCTGTCACCGAGACGCTGTTTTAGTTTTTCAGCGCACTTCTCACCCGCCTCATCGTGATCGGTGGCGAGTACGATCTCCTCGAACCGAGCAAGGTTGTCGAACTCAGCCTCGAGCCACGTCAGGTTGCTCGCACCACTGGGCAGTGACAGTGCAGGAAAGCCAAGCTCTCGAGCAGCGATGGCATCCAGCTCACCCTCGGTTAGCCAGACTGTCCGTGAGGTGTCAGGGATGGTGTGCCAGCCGTACAGGATCTGCTGCATACCCGACTGATTGCACATCCCAGGATTGCCGTCATAGTCGAGCGGCTTGTTCTTCAGGAAGACAAGCTTTCCCGCCGGATCAAAAAACTGAAACACAAGATCTGAGCCTTGAGTCTTGAGCGATGCGGTCTCATAAATCTTATGCCGAAACACCAGCTCACCAACATCTCGAAAGCCTCTACCCTCAAGGAACGTATGCAGTGCATCGGTGTTCTCTTGATCAGGAGCCACAGGCTTTGAGTAACGCTTGATCTGAGCAGACCTGACCTTCATCGATGGCTTGATGTCGCGAATGTTGAATCGCTTCTTTGCCCAGTCCATCGCGGCAGGGATGCCAACACCCTTCGAGTGGCAAATCAGATCGATCAGATCCCCATGATCTCCCGCCTCAAAATCCGTCCACTGCCCTGCCCTATCGCCGTGCAAGAATACGCTGAGGCTTCTTCCCTTCTCGCCGTGTACGTTGCCGATCTTGAAGCAACCGTGCTCGATGACGCCGTCCGAGAACAGCTCGGGACAAAGGACAGGAGCATGCTTGGCGAGTTCCACTTTGAGTGTTGCGATTTCCATCACTTCACTCCCAACAGCATTTTGATGTCGCGATCATCACTGAAGTGGTTCTTGATGAGCGCGTACTGCGGGTCGATGGATCGCCAGCCCTTGGTGATCGCGATGTCTACAACGACTTCGTAGTTCGTGCAGCGAGCCTTTTGGAGCAGCTCAAACGTGCGTATCGCATTGTTGAGAATCTTTGCACCTAAGATTCCGTCGCTGTCTGCCTTATGCCGCAACCATCGCTCGAATACCTGAACAGGAATTCCTTTCGGGCATTGCTTGATCGCGTCAGCAAGTGCGGTCCTCTTCTTTGTATTCTTTTTATTACTTTGTAAGAGATCTTCTTTTCTTTGTGTCTCGATATCCAGATCTGGGTTTTGCCACATCTGGGTTTGGTTGCATCTGGTGAAGTGACCAGCAGTATCGGTGACATCGTAGTCCCATTGCTTGACCTTGCCGTCGTCGCTTCGCTTGATGTTGCGCTGAATGTAGCCAGCGGATTCCAGTGTTTTGGTAATCCTACTGACGCGCTCACGAGAGATACCCCAATACTGCGCGATAGACGCATTAGTGACTTGCCAGTCTGTGGGATGTGAAAGAAGGTGAACGAGAACCGCTAGGCTCTCAAGGTTTAGTCCGTCTTGCCTTTTAGTGGCGTCAGCGCCTCCTTGCAGAAGGGCATTTGACAGGACAGTGTAGTTTTTTTCTTGCGTGTTACGGTAAATCATACTTCCTCCGTGTGCATACACCATAGAGAAATCATCTCACCAGAACAAACCTTTTAATTGTTTTACGCATTTATTATTTACTTTCAGGAACTTATAGGTATCGAACACTACCTATGCGCCACTCTGTCGATTACTGGAAAATTTTTGGCAGAATTCAAGAAATTTGCACCTAATGCGGCACTGTATGAATTCACAGGTTTGGTTTTCACCCATAAAGTGTAGACTGCACTCGTTTGGGGCATTTGTAGTTTGTATTACTTGCTTACTTTTACAAACATCAAAGAGAGAAGATTGTGAACAAGGAAGAACGAGCTGAGTGGCTCAAAAAAACTTTATCGGGCGCTGATGTGCCTATGTATGGGCGAGCCAGTACCGTGGCGAAAGAGCTAAATTGTGCGAAAGCAGCCGCAACTGGATGGTTGAATGGAAGTCTGCCTCGAGACATCGAGCTGGCTTACCGGGTATGTGAATACTACAAATTTGATTTAAGAGAATGGGTTTATGGGATACCCGCTAAAGCTGACCACGATGAATGGGGAAGGGCTATCAGCATTGCTAGAGCTTTTGAGAGCAACTTTGAATCACTTGATGATGATCAGTTTTTCATGATTGTTAAGCTAGCTTTAAAGAGTCAGAACAAGGGCCAGTTACCGGAACTCCTCGAGGAGCTAGGATCGATAATAAAAAAATAGAAGATCTACCTGATCTCGCCCTGATACTCGTGTTCGTGCGATGGTTAGTCGAAAAAGACATATCGTGCGAAACAGAAGTTTTATCTTCTTTGATAGAGCAACTGAGTATGGATGATCAAAAACTATAATAAAATAATTGCAATTCGCACTTATTGATTGCATTCTGAACCCTTCTGAACAAGGAGGTTTCAGACATGGAACAAGTTACCCCCGCCCACATCTGGGCAACGCTATCGACAATATCCAGCGATTCAGTGAGCACCGAGAAATTCGGTGGGATCACTTATGTCAAGTGGATGGCTGCCCACGCGATCATGATGAAGCACTTCCCTGAGTACACATGGGAATTTCTTCAGGACGAGCACGGCAAACACACCCACTTCTTTCCAGACAAGACCTGTGAGGTCCGGTGCCGTGTCGCTGTCGGCGACGTTAGTCATACCACCACCCTGCCGGTGTACGGCAAGAGCAACACCGCGCAGCCAAACCCCAACGCGCATCAGGTAAACACTGCCAAGCAGCGTTGCCGTGTTAAGGCGCTCGCTGAGTTCGGCTTATTCCATCACATGTGGAGTGACCTTCCGCTCGAGGAGCCTGATGCCCCTACAGCGGCAGATCCAAAGCCAGAAGCCGTAACGCAAACGCCAAAGGAACGGCTCGCGGGTTACTACGAGTTACACAGGGAAAAACTGTTTTCTGCCACCAGCACAGAGGACATGAAGGCTAAGTGGGCTAGATTTGAGAACTCTGTTCGCAACTTGAAAGTTGATATCACCGAGGATCAGCTCGCTGAGTTGGCGAAGGAATACCGCGAGGATCTGAAAGCCCTCAAGAAAAACCAAAAGGCAAAGAAATGAGTGTCTTAATTCAGGGGTCACCTGAATGGCATGCCGAAAGAGCGGGGAAAATACTCGCGAGCAACTGCGCTGCGTGGGAAGGCTTACACCCGTACACCAACGCCAAGAAACTTGTACGCGAAGGAGTACGTCAGCTCGCTGGTGAGCCTTCTGAGATCAAGCTTAACGCTGCGATGAAGCACGGTCAGGAAACTGAAGCCAAAGCCGTAGACTTCTATCAACGCAGCGAAGGCAAAACCGTTATGGAGACGGGCAGTGTAGCTCACGCAGTGTATGCGTTCCTCAGAGCATCACCTGACGGTCTTGTGGGACTGTATGGTGGACTCGAGATCAAGTCGCCCTTCTACACCGAAGAGCCGTACAGCGTTTTTGCGCCAGACAAAGTGATGTACCTATGGCAGTGCTATGTCGTCATGGAGGTTTGTGATCTCGAGTGGATCGATTTCCTGTGCTACATCAACGACGACGTGTTCGGCATTGAGCGCGTTGAGCGGAAACATGGGTTTCTCGAGGAGGAGGTCAGCGGTAAATGGTTACCCGTGCCAAGCGCGGAGAAGGTAACACGAATCTCTCTGTGGCATGCGTGGTTCAACCACATCCAAGACGAGTATCAAGACCCAGAGAAGCGCAAAGCGCACATAGATCCGATCAACGCAGATGCTGTTGAGGTCAACGACCCCGCGCTAGACCAGATCGACACCAACGTGCGCCGGATCAAGTTCATTGAATCGAAGATCGGCACCGAACTGTCCGAGATCGATCAGCTCAAGAAAGACAACGAAGGGATTAAGACCGCGCTGGCTGACATGTATGGGCAAAGCATTACCAACAAGTTCGTCACGATCAGCGTGATCAAGAAGACACCACCACTCGACTACAAAGCAGCCTTTGAGTTCTTGGGTGGTGATGAAGCAGTTCTGAAGAAAGGGTCCAGCATGGAGTCCTTCAGGAAAACCACGAACACCAGACAGGTGTCTATCAAGCAATGCAAGGAACAGGGATGAGCGAGTACCAACAAACGCCCGATACGGGTGCCGCGTGGCAGCAAAGCAAAGAGCAAAAGCTGCAACAGCACGAGAACCTCAGCAAGTACGACTGGTACAAGGGGCTATCGAAGGAAGAAAAAGTCGAGAAGATCGACAAATGGGGCGGGAACATTCTGCTCAACACGCCAGCCGGTAAGGTCAGAGCCAAGCTAGGTATTCGTGAAGGCATGAACAGCAAAGGCAACCCTCAGCTCTACATTCGCGCATGGAGCGTAGAGATGGCGGAAGCAGCTCCTGAGCTTGCAGCAGCTCCTGAGCTTGCAGCAGCTCCTGAGGCGCAACTGGACGACTTTGACGACGACATCCCATTTTAAGGAGTGACCAATTGGGTTTACGAATCACTAGAGCAGCCGACTCGCTGCTTTTTGGGGGATTCGAGTTAGACGGCGACGATCTAGAGGGATCGTTTGACCACAGGATTTGGTTCCGACGTTTCATCTACACAGAAGATAAAAAATCTGCGCTGGTGAACATCGAGAACAGAGACGGAATCACGGAGTCAGTCATGCTGACCACTGGTGAGGACTCAGCTATCGAGCTGGCTCCGAATGTATGGCTGAACTTTATATCCATACATGAGCACTGGGCGGACAGACCGACTTACTGCGAAGAATGTGGGCGTGGTGACAAACAGCCTAAACGCATGATTCCACAGGGACGGTTCGGGGTCGATGCACCCAGGGCATATCAAGTAATTCGTGATGATGCGAGGAAACGATGAGCGAAGAACGACAGCTAATTAACATCGACGGCAAGGTCTATGACGCAGACGACTTGTCCCAGGA